GTTTTGTTAAATATTCACATAATGTTTCAGTTCTCATAAATACCCAACAATATCTATTTGTATTTTCATTTAATGTTCTAGCAATATATCTTTCACCTATATTTAATAATTCCTTTTTAAGTCTATTGCTATAGCAATAAAAAGGTTTCAAATTAAACACTCCTTTAAATTAAATATTAAATTATTATTTTATCTATTGTTATTTTCTTTATCTCGACTGATTGTACCACCATTTGAAATTTCACCGTCAGAAACTTTTGGCCTTCCACCTTCATCATCATTTGAACCTTGGTTCATGTTTAAAGGTGGTCTCCATAAATCCTTAGACTCAACTAAATTTTCATATATAAGACTAGCATTATAGTCATCTGCGTTATGTCCATTAATGCTAGTAAGAACATTTAATGATCCACCAATAGAAGTTAATTTATATTCTCTGTCAAAAATTTCTTGTTGATTATACCAAGTAGTTTTCCATATATTTAATCTAAAAGTATATTTCTTTCTAAGGTTAACATTGCTAATACGATAGTTAAACCAACTTTGAATTTTATCTAACATGCTAAAAACTATAGATTGCATATATACTAAATTTTGAGTTATTCCTACAGAAGAATTAGTGGAAGACCCTCCTAGTAAAAGAGGATTCGCTCCAGCTTGCATATATGCCATTGATTTAGTAAATTCTGCTAAATTTTCTTTTTCATTTTGTACACTTTTAAAAGAAATTTCTTCTAATTTATAAGGACTACCGACCACGCATACAGAATCGGGCAAATTTGCTGCGACAGCAGAAACCCAAGATGACACAACATCTGGTTCTACGAGAGGTATGCCACTATCCTGATCTGTTGGAAAATTAATGGAAACCATTTTTAATTTTTGATCTCTCGAACTCTCAATCTCCTCATCAACTAAATCATTTAATAAAAACAATTCAGTAAACAATTGACTATATAAAGGCAAAAAGAAAGTATCATTATCTCCACCTAATTTAATACAACAAACTTTATCACTAGGTAAAGGTTGCCATTCTGGATATCTTAATCTATCAGAATTAGTTTTATATTTATCATATAATATTTTAAATTCATCAGGATAAATACTCCAAGCAAATTCAGATAATTCATTATCCCTATTTAAATCTTCAAAATATTTGAAATTAAACTCAACTGTATATTGACTGTTTTTTATCGAATATAATCTAACATATTTTATAGGCAAATCCCATAGATAAGGAAAATTACCATCATTCTTTTCAAATCCACAATATGCTCCATATCTAACTAAACTTTCTATAATTCTACGACCTGTTTTTTTTATATCTATATTATCAATATATTTTCTGACTGTATTAAATTCATTATTAAAATTTTTTAAAAGTTTATTTATCACTTCTTGAGATTCTTCTTCAGGCATTTCTTTTGAAGTTTGATTATTAATTTCTTCTTTTAATTTTTGCATTGTGTAAAAATCAGGTTGAAGATAATTATCTAATGTTGCCATATTTGTAGTTAGATTTACCAATACTTTATAAATACCTTCAGGTGCATATAGATTATCTGATAAATCAAGTATCTCATTTTGATATTTTTGTGGATTAGCAAGCCATAATTTTATTTTGTCGATAGTTACATTATTTAATTTCTTTTGTTTATTTTTAAATAAACCACCTATTCTTGATAGGGAAAAGTTTTTAGCTGAATCCCATGATTTTTTTAACGAGAATAGGTTAGGGGAGAGGTTTTGATCTAATTCTGACATTAAAAATGTAAAACCTCCTTTCTGTTAATCTATCTTCTTGCTCTTGATGATTTATTTGCTATTGCGAAATATGATGAAGGAGAGATGTTGTTTGGACGCTTACGAATTTTATTTTTTTTCTCCTCTAAATAAACCCACCATAAACCATATAAAAGTGCAGAAAATTTATCTTTTTGTATTTTCCTAGAAACTCTTTCTATTTTAGTTTCATTGCCATTTTGCTTATAAATTAAATTCATAATTTCTTCACATAAATTATCAGTTAATAAATATGGAATTTGTGAATTTGCTAATTCTTCACTATCTCTTATCTTATGTTTTATTTTTTTTTCTAAATCTTTTATTCCTTCATATGGTGTTTTTAATAAACCTATATCTAATTTATTAAATACTTGCATAAAATTATTTATCATATCACTATTTCTTGAATCTTTGCTTTGTGATTTTAAAGAAAAAACCATTGGAATACCATTTGGTGATTCATATTTCTTCCATTGTAATTTATCATCATTTACAACTTTATAAGGAGGATTGCCATCATCTAAATCTAATACTAATTGATCGCAAACTCCAGATCCAATGCCATTAGAATCCACAATTAAAATTCTAGCTTTAAATTCTTTTACTTTTTGTTTTAAAAACTTAGCTTGCCAAGTATCATGTTGCCCTTCCATAGAAAATAAATTAACAACTTCTTTAACATAATTGCCACTATTTTTAGGTGTTAATTTTATTACAACTAAACAAGAAAGAGCATTCTCATCTCCTTCATTTCTGCTAACATCATAAGCTAAACAGTAAATTACATTATTATCTCCACAATGTTCCCATTCTGCAATTCCAACATTTCTACATTTTTGTAGTTTTGCATCGGAAACAAGACTATCAGAACTTGAACCAGTCCATATTGATTGATATTCACGCATAAAATCTAATATTGAATAGGTTGGTGATTCTCTTAATTCTTCAATAAAATCAATATCTAATTGACCATACATACAAGGCAATTCATATGAATTTCCTAAACAAAATGCAGATTTACCATTAATCATATCTTGATAAACTTCAGACATTTTTTCATAAGAAAATTGCTGTTGTGTTCCTGCTGTTGTAATATATAATTCACATTTATGTATTTCTTCTGGATCAACACCACTACATGCAGCTATGCGGTCATTAGCCATAAGGGGTATTACAACTGCATTAAGTATATTACCATCAAACTTTTTATCTGAAATTTCTTCAATTGCTCCACCGTACCTACGACCACCTCTCGTAGAATCACGCATTTGGACAACATCGTATTTTGACCCATTGTAAAATATTAATTTAGTATAATCTTTATTTTCTACAAATGTTTTAACTTCTTTTTTTAAAAGAGGATAATGTTCAAATATATCATTTATATTATCTGCTGTTATTTTTGCAGCTTGTTCTTTACCTACTGCACATGTAAAAAGTTTAGTTTTTTCATACATTATACATTTTAAAATAAATGCTAAATTTTGAAGATAACTCTTAGAAGTTCCCCTTGTTGCTGTTAAAAATACTTTTCTATATCTCATCATTATTCTTAAATATATTCTTTGATAATAATATAATTGTATTTTAGAATCAGGGGGAGAAATAAAATCAAGAAATTTATCTGGATACCATCTAAAATAACTACATAATTCTCTCCATTGCTCTTTAACACCTTCAAAACTTTTTATTTGTAAATTATTAATATTATTAGTTTCAATATTTTGTGGATTTAAAAATGTGTCACTATCTTTAATACTCCTACTTTTTTTACTAAAATTATTCTGAGATGCCATTATCATCATCTCCAATTATATCATCTGCATCAACTTCAATATCATTTATTATAATTACATTCTCTGTGTCAATTTCATCTAATTCTAATTTAGGAGTATCTAATGGTGGAGACATCATTTTTTCTGCTTTATTAAGTTTTAAAGTAAAATTTTCTATATGCATTATTGTTTTATCAACTATATCTTGACTAATACCTTTTATTTTTCTATAATGTTCCCAAGGTGGGATAAAACCATCTTTTTCAACTTCTGAATATATAGTGCAGAAATTTCTAATGCCACCTGTTTTATCTGCTTCTGTTTTATCCATTGCACGAAATTTAGAATCTGCCATATATTTAGAAAATAAATCACCTAATTTTTTAGCTTCATCATAATTTCCTTCTTCTAATTCTTTATCCATTTTTAAAGAAATAATTGCAAGTTTTTTTAAATATATCATATCTTGTGTTGTTTCAATACTATTTGTTCTTTGCATATCATTGTAAAACTGTTCTAATTCATAATAATCTTCTGGTTCATATTTATTTCCCCATTTTAATACCATCTCATTAGTAACATCAAAATTATTAGTAATTATAATTGCTTGATCCATATTTAATTTTACTGGATTAATACTTTCTGGTTTAAATTTACTATCTTTCCAAGTTCCTTTTTTAAATTCATTCATTTTTGAATTAGCGATTCTAATATATATACTCCAAGGATCATCTGGTGCTTTTTCTTTTGCTGATCTGTAATATGAGTATATAAAAGGAATGTCTAATAATTGTAAAATTTTATATATTGTTTCCATGTTATTATAATCAATCATTGATCTAACACAAACTTTACATATATTTAATTTTCCATCTACTGATAATACTGAATTTGTATTATAGTATTGAGTCATTGCCAATTCTCTTTTACAGTTATCACATATTTTTTTAATTTGTGACTTTACTATTAATTCATTTTTTTTCTTTGGCATAAAGCCACACTCCTTAAATAACTAATTTTAAAACATTGCAATATTTATATTTATCATTTAATAATTCATCAAATTCAAAATTATAATATCTTTTTGCAAATTCATTGAATTGATCTGGTGTATTATTTAAATAACCATATGTATCATGAAATAATTTGTGCAAATCCTTACATAAACAAACGCCGTATCCATGATAATCATGTAATTCAATTAATATTGTTTTTATTTTATTAAATTCTTCTTCTAAATAATCATTTACTTTATTTCTAAAATCTAATCTTAATATTTCAAATACTTCATTTACAATATCTTTAAAAGGATATAAATGATGTACATTATCAAATTCACCATTAGTTAAAACACACTTATAATTGCATGACTTCATACTATTTTGTTGCCATTCTTTTATTTCACTTCTTAATTCAAAATATAATTGTGTTATTCCACCTCTCCAATTAGGATTGTCTTTACCTTTTAATGGATTGACATATCTAGGATTTTTATCTCCCGCCCAATTGCCTTTCATGCGTTCACTTAACATATTTCTTTGTTTTTCACTTCTTTTCTTACCTAACCACCAACCATTATTTTCTTTATAATACCTTTTTATAGATATCTTGAATTTATCTATTGTTTCTGATGACTTTGGTACACCATAAAAGGGAGAATTCTCTCCAGACATTTTATTAGACCTTTGTTCATTAGCTCTTTTGACAGTATTTTCATTCTTATAAGAAACACCTAAATTATATGCTTTATCCCATAATTGTTTAGTAGTCATATCTGGATAATATTTTTCAACTAATTCTTCACAAGTGTAATTTGGATATACTGATATAAAAAATTCTTCCTCTTCTTTAGACCACCATTGTTTAGGAATATATCCATCTTCCATGAAATGTCCATCTTGACCACACTCACGACAGACATTCCGTAATCCGTTTTTACACATTTTATCTGGTGGAAAATATTTTATATCTATTGGTAATTCTCTATTACATTTAATACAAAATTTATAACCTTCTTTTGGAATATGAATTAACTTATCTGTAAATGATTTACCCTCACATTCCTTGCAATTATTGACAAAACCATCTTTTGTATTATTTCTTTTATAAAAATGATCTATATCAGCAGGTAATTTTCTTTCACATTTTTTACATATTTTATATCCATCATTCTCCAAATATAAATCATTATTTACTTTATTATTTTCTTTCTTTTCTTTTTTATTTTGTTTATTATCTTTTTGTATACCAAATATTTTTTTATTACTGGCACATTCTTTACATTGACATGTCAATCCATCAGGTCTACTTGTACTTTTATAAAAATAATCCAAAGTTTTAGGAAACTCTCTTTTGCATTTACTGCAAGTTTTTAACTCAGAATTAAATTTTTCTTCCCATTGATATTTATTTAATTCAGATTTGTAATCACCAATACAATCAATACAAAAATCTTTATTTAAAGTATTTTCTTTTCTTGTATAATCACAATATGGTATTTGTTTTCTAGTTCCACAATAATCACATTTATATTCAACCATTATATTAGATGATTTTTGCAAGTCTTTAACTTTTACGATAATAGTAGTACCTTTACGAACCACATATTTACCATTTATTTTTACTCTTGGTATTTCATAATATAA